CAGACCAATAAGGTTTTTCGGGATCTAGTATTCCTTCTGGTGCTGGTGCTGGATCTATCATTTAACGTTTAGAAGCTTCTTGCTTTGCTTTTTCTTCTTGAATATACTGCACTAACAATGCTGTGTAAACTTCTCGTTCCCACGGCATAAGATGTTCTATTTCACTCAAGCTATATTTATGATACTGCATTAAAGCAAAGTTTGTTTTAAAATACCCTTCCAAACTATTTTGGAAGAGTGCTATGCGAAAAAATTTTGCATACCTTCAATCGTATATTCAGATTTAACACCAGTATTAGGATTAATGACCGTAAATGTATGAGATAATTTTGGCATTGTGTCGTAAAACTTTTGAATTGCTTCAAACTGTTTTGTTGTTAATGTCTCAATCCAATCTTTAAATTCTTTCTTAGATGTGGTAGATGAATCATATACATCCTCCCCAAAGAAGATTTGATCCACATGATCAGCAAGAAAATCAAATACTTCTTCTGTTTTAATATCTTTGTCTAGAAATTCTGCTTCAATAAATCTATCCATACTTGGGTATCGCATAATAATACCAGTATCTTCCGTAAGCATGATCTTATTTGTATGCTCAGGATCTTTTTTGACAGTTACATCATTGATGTTGATATTAACCTCTACTCTAGTTTTATCATCATCCTTACAAGTTACATTCATTGTAAGAATTTCTCCAACAGCTGCTGCACGTATCATTAAAAATAGATACTCAAGATCAAAAGCAGGAAGATCTTCTACTTTGATTTTTGAGATTACACAATTTTTGATCAGATCTTTTACCGCTGCAATGATCTGCTGCTCGTCTTCAGATTCCAATGCTATCAGTAAAACTTTTTCTTCCTTTACAAGAAAAGGTCTATACTTAATTGTTTTACCTGTAGAAGGAAGTTCTAATTCAAAAGTTGGAATGCCAATTTTAGGTAATGCCATAAAAATTTATTCAATTCGTATAGGTATTTATCCGTTAAAAGATGAGATGTCGTTATACACTACAGTGTGCTTGGCATAATAGAAATTAACTGTTAATCTTGTAATTTGAGATGTGCCATATGCCAGAGGAATAGCATCAATTGAGTAAGGAAAACAATCTTCTAGAATATACATTACTCCTGCTCTAGCATTGGGCGCGTTCACACCTCTTTCAGTTTTTGTAACTCTAACTGTACCCATGTAATCTTTTGGGTAGTTAAGGCGAATGTTTCTATTTAAAACTTTTGGTGCAACAGTTTTAATCGTACTTAATCTGTTACCAGAGTATGTTTTTGGAGCATCATTTTCTCCAGTATTACCACTGTAGATATATGAGTACCAACTGTTAAAGAATTTAAGTGCTGTTAGATTTGCATCAAGCATCCATCCTAAAGAAAAATCAGAATACATCTTTGTGTGAGCATAATTTATTTGTGCTTCACCAAGATATCTTCCAGTAATTTGACCAGTAGCAGACTGCATACTTGGAAGTTGAGCTTCATCACATAACATAGTAAGTAACTTATCTTTACTTACTTCAGAAGGTGCTGCCAAATTTATATCACAATCTGTTTTAATTTTTGCTGCTAAAGCAGATGGCAACTGAAAATTAACGTCATATCCATTACTCATGGACATTCCGCTTTGATTATTAATCGCCTCTAGAAAATTTGATATGGATCCTGATATTGGTGCCACACTAAATACAAATAGTTGGTCTACCTATATTTATGGCATATTCTGGACAATATAAACCAATCAACCCACGTAAGTATAAAGGCGATCCAACAAAGATAATTTATCGTTCTATGTGGGAAAGAAAATTCATGGTGTTTTGTGATAATAATGACTCCATTATAGAATGGGGGAGTGAAGAAGTTATTATTCCTTATAGATGTCCAACTGACGGGAGAGTTCATCGCTACTATCCCGATTTTTATATCAAAGTAAAAGATGTCAATGGATTTCTAAAGAAATATTTGATTGAAGTCAAACCTAAAAAACAAACGATACCACCAGATGATAAACCAAAGAAAAAAACTGCCGCTTGGAAACGAGAAGTCTTAACCTTTATGAAAAACCATGCTAAGTGGGAAGCAGCAAAAGACTTTTGTGAGGACAGGCAGATGAACTTTTTAATCCTTACAGAAGAGCACTTAGGAGTTTAAAGCAATGGCAAAAACAAAATCTGGAGGGGTTGGATTTGCAAACAAATCTAATACCCCAGATAATTATGTAACATTGTTTGAGAAAGTAAAAGCAGAAGCAGCGGGAGAAAGTAGAGGACTTTCATGGTATAAAGGAACAGTTAGAAATCTTTCATCTCAATATAAAGGTGATCCGTCTAAACTTGAGAAAGATGAAAATCGCGATACAAGTGATGCATTAGAGCACCAAGATGAAAATGTTTTGAGAAGAAAAGTATTACAAGGACACTTATATTTCTTTGAGTATGAAGCAAAAATGAGACACCTTCCATATTATGATAAGTATCCTTTAGCATATGTACTCAAAACAGGAGGAGATTCATTCTGGGCAGTCAACTTACACTATATCAATCCAAAGAAAAGACTAAAAATAGTAACTGATTTACTAAAAAATAAAATAGATGTACCGAAGAAATGTATCCATAAATATATCAATGGACATGTGACTAGCTTATTCTTAGATCTGTCTGAAAAAGAATGGTCAACTTCTATCTTTATACCAGTAGAAGATTTTGTTACACCTAAACAAATTCCTTACGATAGAGAACTTGTATGGGCAGAGACAGATGACGAATACTTTAAAAAATTAAAAGGTCAAAGAACAGTTAAAAAGTATACGAGCATCTAATGTCAATCTCCCCGAGTAATCTTTCAGTATTTCGTTCATTAACTGATGGGCAAAGAGCAAGAATATTAGCAGCAGCTACAGGCACTACTGTTGAAGGTGTGCATGTAACTGATAGAATAAAATGGGAGTTGCAACAATATGAAACAGGAGTTGCATCAGGATCTATTTCTCCAACCCCTCCACCCCCATCAGCTGGCGCTACACCATCTGCATCACTTTCTGTATATAAGTATGCTCCAACTATTAATGCTGCCACTCTTGGAAGTGGCACAACTAGATACCCAAATAGTCCAGGTATTGATGCAAATAGCGACTATGTAATCTTTGAATTTTTCAAATATGCTCCTCCATTTGGTAGAAGAAGTGGAACTGCAGCGCCAAGTGCATCGACATCAACTTCTCCAACTGCAAGCGCATATGATTTATACAATCAAAGTAACAGAAGAAGCTATGCTTCACCATCTGATATAAAACCAATTATATTATACATGCCAGAAGATGTACAAGTAGAATTTGGTGCTGATTGGCAAGGAGCGGCATTTGGTGCTGCACAAGCAGGTCTGGCAAGATCAGCAGGAACGCAATTAAGTGCTTTACAACAAGCAGTTAATGCAATTCCAAGCACTGTAAAAACTACTGCTTACCAAGCTATTGTAGATGGTATTAATAAAGTAACTGGTGGTAGTATTTCTTTAAATCAGTTAATAGGTGGAGTAAGTGGCAACATTCTAAACCCAAATGTTGAAATGATGTATGAAGGTCCTCGTCTTAGAAACTTTTCATTATCATTTAAAATGACACCTAGAGATGAACCAGAAGCAAAATCTATCAGAAGAATATGTAATCGATTTAAAAAAGCGATGCTTCCTACTTATGGAGGAGAAGCAGCAGATCTGGAAGCAACAACATTAATTACAGTTCCAGATTTGTGCCAAGTAACATACATGAAGGGCAGTAATAGACACGATTATCTTCCACTGTTTAAGTTGTGTGCTATCACAAATGTTTCAATTAACTATACTCCTGATGGATCATATGCAACATATTCTGATGGATCACCAGTGGCGACAGAACTAAGAGTTTCATTCTCAGAAACGAAACTCGTTTTCGGTGATGAAATAGCAGAAGAAGGAGACACATTCTAATGTACTTTAATAATATACCCAACATACAATACGATACAAAACCAATATCGTTTCCATTCAAAGAATCTGATTATGTTCTTGCGAAAAATTTCTTTAAAAGATATAAAGTAAATGAAGATGCATTTTCTTATAGTGTATTCTTTAAAAAGTATATCATTCAAGATGGAGAAAGGATAGATACTGTTGCAGAAAAAATATATGGTGATGCAGAACTTGACTGGGTAATTGTAATTACAAATAATATTATTAATCCTTTATTTGATTGGCCTATAAGTGAATATGAACTAAGAAAAAATTTAGAACTAGAATATGATGACCCATATTCTATTATCAAACACTATAAAACCTACGAGATTAAAAATTCTCTGGGTAATATAGCTCTACAAAAAGATTTAATTGTTGATCAAGCATTTTATAATCGCCCATTTAAATACTGGGATAGTAACTCAGTCGCTACAGTTTCTGGATCGATCGCCTCATATCCAGTAACATTATTTGATTATGAAAGCGAAATGAATGAAAAGAAAAGAGAAATCTTTATTTTAAAAGGTGCTTACTTACAATCTTTCCTTGGCGATTTTAAAAAGAACAATCTTTATAAAAAATCTTCAGATTACATTGATAGGACAACTAAAAAGACTGGAGTTTGATCGACTTTTTTGATAAAAAAATTGGCGGAAAAATTTTTCCGCCAATCGTGAAATTAAATTTTCATTTTTGAAATCAGTCTTCCTCAGCAAGGCGAGCGAAGTATGACAGAGCATCGTCTTCATCGTCATCAGTCGCCCCTACAGTGGCAGCAACCTTAGGCAGTGAAGGTTCGCGGCGAGCAGCAACAGGAGCAGGTTCAAACTCTTCTTCGTCTTCTTCATTACGAACAAAAGCAGGACGCGGAGCAGGTGCAATACCAAGAACAATGTTCAAACGTTGTTCAAGTTCTTCAAAAGTCTTGAATTGATCGGGAGCAGTAAACGCTTCAAGCGAATACTGTTCTTTCCAGATGCGCTCAAGTTCATCATCAGCAGCACTCAAAGCAGTGGGTGATGCAAACTCAGAAGCATCATAGTTCCAATACCCAGCGACAGTGCGGATCTTCAGTTTGAAGTTAGCACCTTCCCAAAAATCAAAAGGATTAATGGGAGTTTCATCTTCAAACTCAGGTTTCATTGCAGCAAGGATCTTGTCATGGATCTTCTTGCCATACTTGTAGAGAAACACCTTACCATCATTCTCAGGATGCTTAGGATCACTCACAACATAGATGTTGGAGTAGTAGGACAGTTTGCGCTTTTGTTTGCGAGCAACTTCTTTATCATCATCATGACCACTGTTCCACAGTTTGCGGTTTACTTCACCAACAGGGTCTTTTTGATTAAGAGTAGTGAGAGAGTTCTCGATGTACCAACCACCAGGACCTTGGAAGGCATGGGAGTACAGTTTTGCCCAGGGTACACTTTCTCCCTCGGGAGCAGGGAGGAAACGGATAACGGCATAACCGTTACCAGAAGCGTCAAGTTCTGGTTTCCAGAAACGTTCGTCTGCACCACTCTTCTCAGTGCTAGACTTCTCAAGTTCCTTTTGAAGGAAATCAAAATTGTTCTGGGACTTACGCTTCAGATCTGCAAAAGACATAGGATTACCTCGGATTGAATTGGATTTGGTCTTTGTGACGCCTGTCACAGGATAATAATAACACAGGCAGAGGTCGGCGTCAACCCTCTGCCTCTAGTTTTTCTTTCATGGTGGTCAGTTTATCAAGTAGCACATCAAACATTTTGTTTGCATTATCATCTGGAGTGGCTCCAAGAATAATTGCTGCTTGTTTGATGTTTTCTGCCATCTCTTGTGCTTCTGGATCATCACTTAACAGAAGTCTGGTATAAAATATTTTTTGTTTCTCGATAAGAGTTGCGAGAACATCAAAATATTCCATCTTTTTTTCTTTGGTTAGCACAGCAAATGCAACCATAGATCTCATGCAATACTGCTGGAGATCTGCCATTTCTTGTAGATCCCCGCGAACCATTTCGGATTTAAAAAAATCAGACATACTATACCAACATCAATTTTGCTCTAGAAGTTTTCTTTATATAGTTTAATTTTTGAGCATCAAACTTTAACTTTTCTTTTAGTGGTCTTGAAATTAACTTGGGAACATTTTCAAGTTCTATCTCATTCAATTCACAATAGTACACAATAGCATCAATATAATTCATTGAATTGTCGTGCGCTATTTTTTCCACTTCTTGTGAAAATTTCGCGACGGTCATAAACTTATCCTCCAATTTTTCTTTCATATGTTTCTTCGTACTCCTTGATGTACTGTTGTAGTTTGACAAAGTATTCTTTTTTAGGAGGCACGATACTCACTTGAACATCACCAGTTTCACAGGAGACTATAGTTACAAGTTGTTCCACTTTCAATCCATATAGTTCATACAGCATACACGCATACGCTGTTTCTTGAACATAGTAATCGTACAGATACGATTCTCTTTTTTCTTCTGCAGAAGTTTTGAAGTCAATGATTGAAAGTTTGTTATTATATTCTGCTATGCAGTCTACTCGTCCAGCAATTTTTAAATGATCAGAATATAACGCTGCCTCTTGTAGGTATACGTTATTTATATTATCAAGAACTTTGACAGACGAGTTAAACATCATCCAAATTAGAGGAACATCTTTATATAAAGATGTATCATGTTCATTATTAATATAATTTTCTACTAATTTATGATATTTGTTACCTCTATTGGTAGAGCGAGAAGAGATTTGATTTGCTTTCTCTTCTCCTACTCTTTTTCTCCACTCATAGATAACTTTTTTCTTTGCAGGATTATTACTAATCACGGTGGTGACTGATTTATGCCTGTTGCCAGTGGGAGTTTGATAGTATCTCCTACCATCAACCGTAACAGTGTTCATTACAATTGGCTCAATCAAACCAACATGATTAAATTGTTTCATTACAATCCTAGATTAAGTTTACTAATAAGATATGATTTGACTAATCCAGAACGAACAATATCTTCAATTCCAAATTCAATCATGCTAAATTCTTCCATGTTTTGAAGAATTCTTTGGAAGTCAATGATGCCAGACTTCTCATTTGATTTTTGTAAATCAGATTGTCTAGCATCTCCACAAAATAAAATCTTACTATCTTGACCAACTCGTGTAATAATACTATCGAGTTCATGGAAGTTTAAATTTTGACACTCATCGACAATAACAATGCTATTGTCAAGAGTAGATCCACGGAGAAATGATGTGCTCCAAAAAGAAATAGTTTCTTGTGCTTTTAAATTGCCATAGAGCATTTCAAATGAAGGAGCATCAGGCATTTCAAACATATATTTTACCATATTTTTATATGGAATTTGATATATATCTGCTTTATCTTCATGTGTACCAGGAAGAAATCCAATCTCTCTTGTGGCAACTAGAGAACGAACGATATAAACTTTTTCATATGGACTGTTCTCATCAAGAACATCTCTAAGTGCTAGGTAAAGTGCTACAAATGTTTTACCTGTACCAGCACAACCATAAGAAAAAATATTTTGTCCTCTACCGTACTCTTCAAACATCATTGTCTGACTATCGGTTAGAGGATCTATGTTAAGAAGATAGTTAGAATTAATTGGTTTCTTTCTCTTCATTTGTTTTGTAGACATCCCATTAAGATCTGGGTTATTTCTTTTTCTCGCTCTAGGCATATTTTATTACCACTCTATAGTTGAACCACGAAGTTTAGATGCTCGACGCATCATATCTCCCCACCCAGGATGGGTCTTGTCCATCTTATTTCTCCAATCACCGACCTCTCCAACACCAGCAACGCCAGCATTCCAATCTTTATCCCAATCGGGATTATCTTTTCTCCACTGGTCGTACTCTGTCATTGTCATGTAGAGTTCTTTCTTTTCTCCAGTTACTTTATTGATTAAAGGATATGTAGGCATTAAATCCACTCCAAAGCTTCGGCGCAAATAGGAAATTGACCTGCGAATATACATTTACATTCGTTAGCAATATCCATGTGTTCTTTTTGAGTGCCATGAGCACTCCGTAGATTTATATAGTGTATCCATGAACGCACAGATCCA